ACGTTGGAGGTAGTGTAATACACATAACCACCGTCTGTGGTGAGTGCGCTGATTGTCTGGCTGTCCGGGTCATTTTCCCAGTTATGGGATCCGTCAGTTGGGTCTGCCGACACGATCATTTCGTTGGTCAGACCAGACCTATAGTATAGTTGTTCGCCGTCGGTGCAACCGATACCGTATACACCACCAGTAGACGCAGTGACTGGCGCGCTGTAGGCCAACGCCCCGCGTCGACGGATTCCAGCGATAGGCGAAAACACCTTGAATAGTTGCGAAGCGGTGGTATTGGCAATACCTTCCGACACGTCGCTCCATTCACGCGGGATGAAATCGCGCACCCAGGAGAGCATTTCCATCCCGAGACGCCAGAGAAAATTGTGATCCTCTGCTGGGATTATATCTCCATCGCCCGGGGTGGGGTTGTCCTTGGGTTTGAACCCTGCCGCTCGCTTGGAGCTACCTGGATCTGTGCTTGGATAGGCGCCGCCGCCATCTGCCCAGTTACATGCAGTCGCCTCAGTCGGGCGTGGTATTCTCTCGCTCATGGTGCGTTTCCTCCGACCACGGTGGCGTATCTAGCGGCGCCGTAGGTGTCATCGTCATAGCGCGCGGTCTTCTCAGCGAGCGACGCCACCAATCGCCATGCTACACCGGCAGGTACGGCGCGGTCAATTAGGTTGATTGCCTCGTTCTGTAGCTCAGGGCTTAAGGCCTCGTCACTCTCGTAGAGCAGCTCGAAAAACGCCGTCCCTTGCCGCACGTATTGGACTGGCGCATTAACCAGCTCTGAGGCAATCCAGATAATCTGCTCGGCTCCACCGTCGCTGTCGCGCGCAGCAATGGCGACCTGGATGATTCGCCGATAGTCGTCGTCGTCGCGGTCGAGGCGTTGCACTCCGGCGAGCTTGCCGATGGTATCCAGCACCACGCCCTCGGCGTTCGCCAGGCGTGTCTTGGCAAGCACGTCGTGAGCCACGTCCTCAAAGCGCTGTATCTCGTCACCTATTGCTGTGGTTAGTGCGACGATAATGGGCGAATCGGCGAACTGGCTCTTGAGGTCGTCAAGGGTGCGCCGAGTGTGGTCGGTGACTTTTTCTACGGGGCTGGTCATGTGATTGTTACCCCTATGGTCGCGTTGAGCTCGGCGTACTCATTAATAGCGACGTCGATCGGGTCAGTGTCTCCACCACCCGGCGGACTCCCGACTTTGAGCAATGCATCAAGGGTCATAATGCCTGGCACGGCGAGCGGGCCGGTGGTAACTGCACCTTCGACCGGCGCTGGATAAACATCCTGGCCAACACGGGCGACGGAGAAATAATCGGTAATAGCGTCCTTCACCAAGGTATCACCGCCGGCTGGATAGTTCGCATCTTTGGTGCCAACGACGGACACGTACAGGTCTAGCTCGGTGGCCCAGTCCCACCTGATCTGGTGCGTCTCGCCGCTCGTTGTATCGGTCACAGTGGCTGTCTGTGCGCCGCGGAAGCCGATACCAGCAGGGGCCCCTGCCTCGCCCCAAATAGTCTCAGCGATGGTCTGAGGGTCAACCGTCGCAGGGTGCACGATAATCCACATCGTGTGACCAGGGGTGCCGTTGGCGTCGACTGTCTCGCCGCGGTTGCTCGTGACCACCGCAGCATCGACGGTATCGATCTCGGTGAGCCGGGTGTAGATCGCCTCCTCGGTGGTGCTGCCGGTCGAGCCTGCCTCGCCACGGAGACGATAGTCTGCGTCGCTTTCCACGAGCTCGCCAATCGATGCCTGGTCAGCGGGGTTGGTCACCGTATCCCAGCCGGTCACACCGGTGATGATATCGGTGATTGTGTTCGCTGTAGCGAGCACCGGTCCAGCGTCTTCCGCCGTGGCATTGACATCGATTGTTCCGACGCCGCCGCCGAGGTCAGGGATCACGACTGCTGTATCGGTAAGCCACCGCGCGCCGTCGTTGGGGATGGCGGCGATTGAACCGGCAGGGACAGGGGTGCCGGCGTCGCCACCGAGCCGGAGTATCACGGTTGAGTTGCGCTCCGGATTTCGGATGACACCTCGTAGCTGATTCTGGTTATCGAGCGCGACGTCCTCGGCTTGGTTAACATCCCAGCTCGCCCAGAGATCGTCAAGCAGACGATACAACGGCTCGATGTTCAACGCCGCCGCGTCGAGGATCATTCCGGCGATGGTGTCGTTGCCGGTGTCCACCTCGGCCCCAAGGTCGGACGACGTCTCCACTGACTCGCGTAGGTTCTCGCGCAGCTGCAATAGCGTCAGGGTGACTAGGCCATATTCGTCAAAGCTAGGAGTGTGCATGTGTCACCTATGTAGTCAGCCCAAACGCGCCAGTATCTCCGGACAACGTCTCGAGGTCAACGGTCCAGTCGAGACGCCGCGGGTCAGTTGGGTTGCGCCTGATTTCCAATTTGCGAACGCCGGTAACGCCATCGACGGTTAGCATGTACGCCCTGGCTCGCGATGTGATGCGGGTCAGGTTTGGGTCGCGGACCATGATTTCTTCCGTGTACGGCAAGCCGCGCGCAGTGTCAAATGCCAGCTCTCCAAGGTGCGTTTTTATCGCTATGGCTGCACGCTGTTTCACCGCGCCGGCCTCATCGGGATTATCCGGGGTGTTGATCTCGTCAACTTTGCCGTTTGCAATTTGGCAATCCCAAGTGTCGTAGTTGAGTCTCAGGTCAGCCATTACTTCGCCTTCAGCATAGTTGCCGCAACCGAGCCAGGGGCCGGCATGGGATTAAGCGGCGTGGCGGTCGGTGTGCTCGGCCCTGGCCCAGGTAGATAGGCGTGCGTGTGGGCGTCAAATGCCGTTTTGATGCTCTGCAACTCAGTCAGTACCTTTGTCGCCAATGCCACGAATTCAGTCGCGTCACTCCCGCCCGCCGCCCACATGCCATAGAGTACAGCCCATGTTGGGTCATAGGACGTTGCCGGAGCCGGGCTCGTGTTTGGCAACGCGCCAAGCGGGATTGCCACGATATCGGCCAGCGAGAAACGACGCGAGCTCTTTGCCGGTTCGCCCGCCTTCCCGGTCACCATCCATGCCGTGTGGTCGTGGCCGAGCGGCTCCAGAATCACAGTTGAGTTTTTCGCCAGCGGCCACTTGATCGAATGTGTCGCCGTCTCCGGCCAGATAGTCAGCACGTGTGGGATTGGCGGAGACGGGACCGGCTCGTCCCCTGGCTCGACGTAGAGGGGCACCAGAGGCGTCACGTTCATCCGCCTTGTGGCCGGGTCATACGTGTTGACGCTGCCGAGCATTGGCCCCTCCTGCTCGTCTACGGTGGCGCGCATCGTTTGCAACAGAAGGTCCGTCAAGCTGACGTCGGTGCCGCTCACTTGATCACCTCACACTGCGCCTTGGTGGACCAGCGGTTAGGGTCAAAATTGCTAAATTCGTGCGTGTGATTCACCACCCTGTAAAGCCCGTTGAAAAACTTACTCCTCGTCTGGACTGCGCGCCCAGCTATGACGGCCGGATTCATCAGCCCGTCAATGTCACAACCCTTGTCTGTCCGCGTCGGCGAGCCAGTTAGGCCGGTGTCAGGAGTAATCAGCGGAACGTTGCCTGGTAGCGTCGACGCCTCGCTAAGAACGTAAATCACTCCGCCTTGAATCGTCCAGTAATATCCCTCGTCGTACAGCAACAGGTCCAGCGCTTGGCGCCACTTTCCGCGAAATGCCCAACCGTCAGGATAGATACCAGGCGGAAGCTCAGTGCTGGTGCCCAGCGCGAGCCCCTTGGTGGTCGCCACTGAGAGCATGTCCTGTACGATTGTAGCAATCGCCACGTTCGGCGGATAGGTCACAGACACACGTGTATCCCGGTACACCCGGCGCCCGTCGCGAGCGCTGATAGAGGTGGTGCGCTCCGGGATATCCCCCTTGGTCTTGACGCCGCGCTTGCTGATCGAGCCGATGAATATCTGCCCGATGGTCTCGGCGCCCACTTCAACGCGTAGAACCTGGTTTGGCTTCTCCAACTGCGCCACGGTGGCATCGGCGAGATTGTGGATTGTGACCTCGGCCTCGTTTGGTTTCGAGCCGCGGTAGCCCTTGACGCTGCCACTGATGTCCTCCTGCTCGAATAGCAGGCCAGTGGCGCCAGCCGGGCCGACAGACACGCGGACGTTGCGGGGCGGGATAGATGTCGCCGGGGCAATCATGGGACTGTAATCACCCACGG